GTAAATCAGTTGCTGTTCCAATTCCAATCGAAAGAGTGGTTCCAGAACCAACTACTTCAGGTGTTAAATTATCTAATTTTAAATATTGATCTAAATTATCAATAATATCAATTGTACCACCCTGATGTTCTTGAGAGAGGTAATATGCTTTAAAAAACTCTACAGAATTAGGACTCTCAGATAATAGAAACTCTGGTAATTGATTTTCAATTATTTGTTGTATATTAACTCTAGTATCTAATCCTCCAGTGGTTGTAATCATATTTTATCCTCTGAATTTTTCTCCATTGTTATAACTAGATGTTACTTTGAATCCTACACCAGAAATCTTCTCACCAGAAGTAATAGTGTCTTTTACCATATTTATTGTGCTATCACTGATACTAAAATCAAGATATATGTCCTTTAAACCAATGACATCATTTGATTCTGGGAATGCCTGAACTTCAATTACATTATTTGGTTTTGCTGTCGAAGTAATATTGACTGTTGTTAAATTTATGTCTCCTTTTACATAATCAACTGTTCCTGCTGACTGAGCTACCACACTTTCCGTATTACTTCTTGGATCTGTTTTGGCAATTGAAATAATTCCTGTTTTTAGGTCTGCGTTTGGTGTGTCTGTTAAGAAGCACTCACCTGTTTCTCCAGCAATTGTAAATTTTGTACTTTTAATATTAAATCCACCTGGTTTTACATTAAATTCATTACCAAAACATAATTCATATTGAGCAAACTGATTTGGAAGAACTTGTAAATTTCTTCGAATTGTAACTCTTGTGATATTTGATGTAATTGCTTTATCAACATTATCAATCACGTTTAGGACTTTACTATACTTAAATCTACCACCAAATTTGTTAACCTCTCTTGACTGTGAGTAAGTTGACAGTGCACTTGTGACACGAGTCTTTAAATCATCGACATTTGTAACTTGAGCTGAGTTATAGTATACAAATGAATCAAGTTCAACGTATAATATCTGTAAATCGACTATTTTTTGATTAATTCCAGTCAAAGAGTAGTTTTTAAGGTTATTGAGTATTTGAACCTTATCAAAATCCGATATAAATTCACCATTTTTGGGTTTTATTGATATAAAAACAGTTCCAAACTGCGGTGGATCTAAATCTTCACCACCTATTACTGATATTGACTCAGTATTTGGATAAATTAGAGGAACTATCGCTTCATAGTCTCTTGAAGTCACTGCTCGATACTGAGATGAGTACAAACGAGGAGCAAAATACTTAATTGAGTCAATTGTTTCAATATCTCCACCATTTGAAGCAGAAGTTATTGTTACTATGTTTGGTGTGTTAACAGGAGTTATACTTACCTCGGTTGAATTTACGACATTTCCAGCAAATGAGAAAAATGCAGGTCCGTTACCTGATGTGCCATTTGTTGTGATATAACTTACGGTAATATTTGCATCATTTTCAAGTTTTCGCCAATTAACCCATCACCGAACAAAATTTCATATTTTTCGTCCTGAACTTCCTGAAGTAAGAAAATTTCTGAGTCTTTATCAACTCTTAATATATTATCTACCTTTTTATATTCTCTATCCCCAACAAATACGACAATTGTTGAAGTATCAATGAAAGGATTATTTAAAATAAATTTTTGATCTAATGAACCATCATATGTAAATCGTTTTGTTAAGAATGAACCCTCATAAATCTTGATTGGAGCATCAGATGTACCAAATGTTGCCTTACTACCAGTACCACTAGATGTAGTGGTTGTTGTAATATCTTCGGGTATTGAGAACACATATGAGGTGTCATCATAATTACCAACACACACCAAACCCGCCTTCAAAGTCATTGTAGGTGTTGGTGTGACACTTGTAACTTCAAAGGTTATACCCGCTGTTGCTGCCGTTCTGGAGCGTGGTACATAACCAATGTTTCTTGCGAGTGAAACGACGTTTTCACGCAGTGTTGCCGAGTCTAAAAATGACTCATTAACAACCATATTTGCGTTAAATGAAGTTATATACGTATTATATGCGAGAGTATCGATTAAGACAGAAAAATTCGACCCCTCAAAGTCAAAATCTGTAAATGTGCTGTTTGCACGAAGATAATTTTTGATTTGGGTCTTTATTTGATCGAAATCAAGGTTGGAAAATTGCGTAAAAGGCATGTTATCTAGTTGCCTCTAGTAAAAATGTGAACTCTTGGGTGGGAAACTGTTGACCAATAATATCAAATATGACATTTACCTCAAATTCGTTAGAATCTGGTCTTGGAAAGACGTTTACTTGTAAATTATCAACTCTAGGCTCAAAATTTTCAATCGCAATTTGAATTTGTTTCTGAATTACTGATGATGTACCATAATCAACAAAGTTAAAAAGACTCGAACGGACATCTGAACCTAGTTCTGGGTTAAAAAACCTCTCTCTAGGTATAGTGTTCACGATATTTCTTACAGATCTCTTAATCGCATTCTCATTCTTTAGTACTGTAATGTCTTTTGTTACTGGATGGGCACTAAAAGACAAATTAATGTCCTTAAACGCTCTTGATATCCCTTCAATTGCCATTGGTCATGAGTTTTCTTCTTTATTTATACCTAATTCTAGAGAATACTATTCGTTTAGATTAATATCTTTCTCTTCAAAGTTGTCATCGTCGTGCATGACCTCACGAATGACCTTTTTATCACTTCCGACTGGATAATCGGTAATTAATTTGGTGGTATTACAGGTTTCTTTCATGATTTTTGTAACCCTATCGACACGAACTACCATGGTTTTAGATGAATTTTGGTTTTGTTAATGTTATTTAGTAAAAAAGTACTAAAAAATATCATTTTCCTTGTCCTCGGTACCTTTTACGAGCCGAGTTACGAGAGGTTGCCGAGAATTTGCTGTGTTTTCCCTTTCCTTGACGAGTTTTTTTCGGTTTTGTCTCAATTCCTCCCCCGATTGCCCATGAACCTGTTGATGATTTTGCCATATTTTAGTATTTTAAGTAAATTTATGTATCTTTTGTCACTTTTGTAGTAACATCAGTTGGATCTGGAGATCCTGTCTTATAAAATTCGATAGCGAGGTCTTCCATTCGCTCCATGTATTCAAATTGTGTCAGGTCACTATAGGTTTCTTTGCCTTTAATTAAGATTGTATAGCGATCAGACATTAAATAACCCTCATTTTCTCATGTCCGACTCGAATTCGAGGATCGCACCAGATTTGAAAACCAGCATTAATCGCATCAAGACAGAAAGAAACGTCTTCACCACACATGTCCTGTACTGCTCCAGACTCAAAAACCTGCATCTTCGGTGCGAACCAAGGATATTTCATTTCTGGATGTTCAAATACACCGTGCTTTATTAATAACCAACCAAAACCAGCATAATCTACAGTAAAAGGCTTTCTTCTTTTTGAAATACTATCTAAGTTTTCGTGATTCATGACTCCACCATTCTTTGAGAAGTCCTCTTCTTCTAACCAGTGAGCAACAGAAGTTGTACGTCCGTCCTCAGTACAGTACCAACCAGAGGCAATATCCTTATCCATTAGTACTAACTGATAAAACTTCTCAGTACCAAATACAATATCACTGTCAATCCATAACTGATAATCATATTTTAAGTTTCCATCCCAAGGAAGTTGATCAGGTCCTCGAAGAACGTTAGCACCCAAACATTTACAACGGGCGAAATTTACCATTGATGAATAATCTTGTGATATCTGTATACTTGCTCCTGATTGTACAAGATCAAAACATAGTTGTACAAATGATTTTAAAAATACGTATGATACTCCTCGACCTGGTAAACAAAATACAATTGTCTTGCCCTTTATCATTTCTCTTGCTTTATCGTAATCCCACTCTGGTACGTCTTTCTTTTTACTCTTAGGAGTATTTGCTTTTACTGTAAATCCTTTAGCCATAATAATTTGCAACTACAATTATATAATACAACATTATATAGATTATGTCAATATGAGTGTTCTGTACCGTTATCAGCATCTTCAACTTCACTATATGTTAATTCATCTCTAAAATAAGATCTGTATATTTTATCCCATACAAGATCAAACTCGTTTTGATTTAAATTCTTGAACAAACATTTATCTTCAAGATAGATGTGATATGATTTGTTTTTAGTCATCTCTTTCGGTGATAAAGATTTCATCGTCCTCCATTTTTAAATTAATTTCTGTACCTTCGTACCAACCCTTTTCATTTACCATCCACTCTGGAATGATTGTATAAAAGTTTCCAGTTACATGATCAACCTCTATTGTCGTAAAATTTTCTGCGGGATTTTTTTTCATTCAGTCGAACCTACCAGTTGTTTTTATATAGCGAAAAAAATTTTTTGTATTCGCTGATAATTTAGCTCGCTTTCGTAACACTTTATAGATTAGGGAAGTTACCCTTTTTTATATACGGGGGCGATCACGCAAATATAAACAAACCCCCATCAAAGGGGGCGAACTGCTGATTCACGAACGTACGAACCGTGGGTTATTAAAGTTTGCGTGACTGAAAGAACGTCTGCGGACTAACTTAATGTGTCCGTACTCATTGAACTTAACATATCCTTCACCCTCATGTTGCTCCCCATTCAAGGTTGTTTCCAACTCACCGAACGTTTCGCATGTGTCCATGTAATCTTCCTTAAGTGATTGTACCAACTTCCAAAGGAAAACAATCTTACTATTCTCCCATTCTTTGGGGTTGATCTCTCTGCCCTCACGAATATACGCATTAAGTTCCTTCTTAAGTTCGGCAACCTCACGATCACTGGTGAGAAAGTCAACACCCTTTGCCACGATACGGGCGAACTTGATATAATTATTAAGTTCACATAGATCCCCTTCTGTCACCTCTGGACGTATGAACTTGACATATCCGCTACGGTCTGATAGATTATTATGTAGTGGATACGGTCTATTCTCATAGTATTCTGTATGCGGTGCGATTATGATTTGCTCATCTGCTACGGTAGGAAGTGTATAGGTTAGCGTGTTAGGTGTCCATGTATTAGATCCACCGAATCCGATGAAGTCCCCTTGATATATGCTTTTATCTCTGGACGGCAACCAACGGAAACACGCTGTAAGAATTTCATTCAACTCACCCTCATAATTTGCGTCTATGTCATCATACGACTTCATTAACTTTGGTTTACGCTTATTAAAAACTGACTTTGTACCCACGAAAAAACGACCATCTTTCGGATCATTACCCCACACGACAGCGGGCGATCCATCAATTTTTGCGGATAAGTTACCACTGCTGCCCATACAATCAAGGGCAGATAGATCCCCCGTAATAATTGTGTCTTCGGGGTGTTCGATGTGAGTTAAAGGCATAAAGAGTAAGAATAAGAAGTAAATAAAGTTCATTAAGCAAATATTGGATCAGCGTACTTAGAACAGGGGTGGGGTTCAGATGGTGAGCAACCGAAAGAGGCGATAAACTCATCTAATCTGAGAACTTCATCAGGTGTAAGAGAATCAAAATCAACTTGGGCAATGTGGTCAACTCCCCACTCTGCCACCTCAAACACGAACTCCTCCCAATCGCAACAAACATAGGCAACGTTTTCAAAGTTGTCGCTACTTAGAATCCTTTGCTTGATTCTGTTTACTGGTTCAACGTAAGTTTCGTTTAAGTTCATAAAAGTTTTTCGTTTGTATACTACAATTATAAAGGAAAATCCCCCAAAATAGGGGGACGAATGTGACAGTAATTATACTGTCATACCTGAGATAAATGGTTCTGCCATACCTAAGAAGTCAGACACGAACCACTGCCAGTTCTTTTGAAAGACACGTCTCTCAGGTGCAAACTCTTCAAGTATTGCATTTAATCTTGACTTGGTGGTTACTGTCTCCCAACCTGCACTAGAGATGTTGAAGTCATTAGATGCAGTATCAAACCACGCAATGCAGTTACCGTGAAGCAAGACATCAACTTCAGTAGTGATGCCATCTTTTTTGTAGCAACGAACTGTAGTGTTTGAACCTGACCAGTTCTTTCTTGAACGGATTGCCATGTTCATTTGCTCTTCAATCTTTCTCATAATGTTTGGGGGTTGATTTACTTTAATTATAGTGTGGGGGTTGACGCAATGCAACCCCAAGTGGACACTTTCTAAACTGTCCTAATAATATCCTGCAATCTCCATTCCTGGCTCATCATAGAAACAAGAGAATCCTAAATCAGGATACTTATCTTTTAACTCCTGCATAATTCCTTCGGGTGGACTCCACGCAGTCGAAAATGTAAGTTCCAGAACCTCCTCATCATATTCTATGTCGAGTTCTGATACATCCCACTTTGTACCCCAGTTCTCAATGCACCAGTGATACCATCTATCATCATTCTTACCATCTGGGAAGTTGTATGTTTCCCACATAATCTCCCCCTTATCATTCTTGTGTTGTTCAAGGATTGGTAATTCTCCTTTGTCGTTAGGGATGTTCTTGAAATCAGGGATGGGTAGTATCTGATTAAAAGGGTCAGAATGATTTTCAAAAATTTCATAGATTTCTTTCAGTTTTTCCACTTGGTCAGAATCTGCATCAATTCTAACTCTGTTGTAGCACCAATTAGGCATAGGGGTTCTCCTTTTGTAATAGGTAGAGAGGGCATTGCGTCAGTACGACTCTTGCGAGAACATTGCGTCAGTTCCCCTCTCATATACACATTATAATACATACACGCACGGATGCACGATAAAGTAGACAGTTTTTAAACTGTCATACTCAGGATATCCATATACTGTTCATAAGTATACAATGTGTCTCCAACCTGCACATCGTACGGGTACCAACCGTAGTACTTGTAATGGTCCCGCACATAATCTTTTATCTGTGCTTTAACTTCGCTCATTTCCATTTGATTTTGTCCTCATCGTTTAAAATGTCAAAACAGATTTCGCATAAGCAATCTGCATACGGTACCGCATCTCTCCAATCGTAATCCTCCTCCAGCGGGGAATCCCAATAGTAATACATCTCAGGTTGGTAGTCCTGTATACAATGTTGCCCGTCTTTGGGATACTCCATCTCTTCACGGTACCCTTCATCGAAGTTTCCGCAACGGTCACATTTTGCACCCATTAGTCCACCTCTGGGTATGAGTAGAACAATTGATAGTAGAGGTCATTCATCAAACCAAACTCAAACGATGTTGATGCGTGAATGTCTGTCTCTCCTTCGTAGCACTTTAGGATTTCTTCGTAGTTCATAGAGCGGGGATAACGTTTACATTCCTACTATACTCCATCTCATACAAAAAACAACCCGTAGTAGACACTTAAAAAAGTGGCACACTAGAGGTTGCAATGTCGATGTTGCGGGTTTATAATGAGTGTATAACAAAAACAAGAGTCTGGGGTAGGACTGATAGAAAACCTTCGTCACTCACCGAGCTCTGAAATAATATCTGTAATCTTCTGTAACAATTCCTGTCTAGCTGGGATGTAGCGATTCGCCCTTTTACTTTCATATATGCCACTTCAAGTTCTGTCCACAAGTCTTGGCAATTGATGCTCTTGTACGCTAGAATGAATAAACTCATCGGGAAAGAGGTTGATACTTCTTGCCCAATCAATCTTGTCAACTTTTAGGTCATCCCAACATTCGATATCTAACGTGACCGTGTACACACGCTTATGCATGATGTATCTCGAAGTGTATGCATATATGATAGCACATATCTCGACGAGATGCAATGTATGTGTGCATATGATGACACGTCTCGACTAGATCCATTGAGAGGATCTCGACTAGTTTCTAGTTCACATACAGTATATGAGATGATGAATGATGATGAGTATCTCGACTAGATCTTATGATGAGATCTCGACTAGACTTATGAGATTGTGTGAGTATCTCGACTAGAAAATCTTATCAGGTCTCGACTAGGTTTTTATGTGTGGATTTGGGAAAATTTCTGCCCGTTGGGTTGACAAATCGCCCGTCTTATGCTACGCTCGCTAAGTCCACAACATCCAGACACATTCTAACCAGAATACCTACAGATTATGAACAGATTACCAAACCAAATAAAACACGCTTTTATATTTAAAAAACCTTTTATTTAATGATTTTGAGTACTTTCTGTATCAATACATACCTTTTGCCCTCTAAGAAACCCCCTTGACTATCTAAACAGATTATAGCATAAAATAGAGAAAAAAACAACAGTTTTATATCATATTATAGCATACATATCCGCTCTTTCTGTATAGACAATATATCCCTGTTTTTCAAGCATCTTTGCCATCTTAATATCATCAATATGTTTGTGTTCAAGTTTAATCAAAGATGGTTTAACTCTCCAATCATATGCTGTGAATATATCCATTTCATGTCCTTCTGCATCAACCTTCAGATAGTCAATTCGAGTTATCTCTTTCATTGAGAGAAACGTCTGAAGTGTATAACAAGGTACTTTGATTTTTTTCTCAATCAAGTGTGTATATCTTTCCAACATCTTCTCTCCTTGCTGAGTTACAAGATGAGAAAGACCTCTTGTCCACTCCTGATTTGTTTCACGACTCACATAGAAATCAGCAACTCCATCATAGGTACTGATAGCACACTCTGTAACATCATA